TACCCCGACGACACCAACCTCGGCGTAACGTTCCTCCTGCTGTGGGGAGACACCTGTGTCTAGTGCATCGACCATCCCCCTGTTCGGCCGGGCCTATTCGCTCAAGCTACTCAACGGGCAAAAGACGCTGCAGGTGTCGAACTCCTCGTGGGAGCCGGAGGCACTGCGCGTCGTATTCGAGACGGAGGCCGTCTATCGAGATCTCGCCTTCTGGGCGACGATCAAGATTTACAACCTCAACAACGACACGGCACAGAGCGTCCTGTCGTCGATCACCGTCCCGCCGCCGCAGAATTCCGGCACGCCGCCGATCATTCAGGGCGACGAGGTCCAACTTTCGGCCGGGTATCAGGCGGGCAACAACGCGTCCAACGTCATCTTCGACGGCAATGTCTTCCAGCCGAAGTGGACGAAGGAGGACGTGGTCGATTACGTCGTCCAGCTGGAATGTGTGCTGGGCCTCGGACCGCTGTCGGGGCAGATCGTCTCGACGAACTATCAGGGCGGCATCTCGCAGCTGGCCATCGTGAAGCGCATCGCTGCGCAGGCGGGCATCGGCTACAACGGCAGCCAGATTGCCGAGGACAAGCTGGCTGGCATCGTCTACCCGCAGGGCGGCGCGGTGTTTGGGCCGCCGATTGATTTCCTCCGCAACCTGGCTGCGCAACATCAGCTAATTTTCTGTCCCATGTCGGACGGCACCTTCGTCATGAAGGACGTCCCGGCGTTCCTCGAGAGCGCTGGCACACCGCAGTTCAAGTATTCCCCGCCCATCCCGCCGGACCTCAACATCCCGCTGGACCCGAACGTCAACTACACCATCATCGGAACGCCGCAGCAGACCGAGCAGGGCGTGGTGTTCCGCGTTCTGATGGACCCGCGCATCAAGATTCAGTATCCGCCCATTGCGGTCGAGATCGACAACAGCGCAATCCGGCAGCTGTCGATCAACGTGGGGCAAGGCTATCTGGCTCCGCTGGCGTCGGACGGCGTATACATCGTCATCGGCGTGCGCCACGTCGGCGACACCCGCGGCAACGACTGGTATACCGAGATCACCGGCGTCACCCCGAAGGGCATCGCGACCTCGATGGGCACGCCGAACGCATCCGCGTCCGGAGGAAAGTAATGGCAACCACTCCGGTTACAAACCCGGTTACTCTTACGATTGCGCAGCGCCTGGCGTCGCCATTCGACCAGTTCAAGATGGCTATCGGGCAGAACAACTTCAAGCTGCGGTGCGCCCTTCCGGGAATCATCCAGTCGTTCAACGCCGAGAAGATGACGGCGACGGTGCTGTTGGCCGTCACCGAGGCTAATATCGTCAGTCAGGGAGACGCGACCACCACCAGCGACGTGCCGCTGCTCTCCGACGTGCCGGTGATGTTTCCGCGCGCCGGCGGATTTTCGATCACCTTCCCGGTTACGGAGGGCGATGAGTGCTTGCTCGTCTTCGCCGATCAGGACATTCAGTCGTGGTGGCAAAACGGCGGCGACAATAACGTCCCTATCGCCATCCGGCGTCACTCCATCGAGGACCCGATTGCCATCGTCGGGCTGTCCTCGCAACACAACCTGATCCGCGACGTGTCCACGTACAGCCTGCAGATTCGCTCTGACGACGGCGAGACGGTCATCGACGTCGCCGACGGCACTATCACCATCAACGCGGCTTCGATCATCCTGGGCGATGGCGGTTCCGAGGCAGCGGTGATGCTGGCCGGATTCCTGACGTGGTTTCAGTCGACCTACATGCCAGCGGTGCAGTATGTGACGACGGCGCCTGCGGTGCCCTCCACCGGCTTGAAGTCCACCATTGTGAAAGGCCAATAAATGCCAGCGACGATTGCGGTGGAACAGATTGGCCCCGACGGGGACATCATCGACGGCGTATTTGTAACCGACAACGACGCTGTCGCCCAGATCATCCAGCAGCGCCTCAAACTCTTCGAGGGCGAGTGGTGGGAAAACCTCTCGCTCGGACTTCCGCTATTCCAGTCCATCCTCGGCGCATCCGGGTCGCAGCGCCAGCAGCAGCTGATCATGCTTCTAATTTTGCAGCAGATCACGTCGACGCCCTACGTCACGGGCATCCTCAGCTCGAGCTATAGCTGGTTTGCGGCCGAGCGTCAGTTTTTCTTCACCTGCGCGGTGCAAACGCTGTTCGGCACCGTCGCGGTTTCCAATGAGCCAACACCACTCGCAACTCAGGCGGCCACCACATGAGCTACGTCGCACCTTCGATTGGACCGGCTGGCCTGACTGTCCCGGCTTACGCCGACATTCTCGCGTCGCTGATCACCAGCTATCAGAGCATTTTCGGCACGAACGTCTACCTGCAGCCGGACGCCGCGCGATACCAGTGGATTTCCGTCCTGGCCGCGAAGCTGAACGACAACATGGGCGCAATACAGCTGGCGTACAACGCCCGCAGCGCTCAGACGGCCGTCGGCGCAGATCTCGATGCCATCGCGCTGATGATTCCGCTCACCCGGCTCCCGGCGGTCGCGGCACAGGCTGCGCTCACCATCGGCGGCACGGTCGGGACGGTGATCACCAACGGTATCGCGATGGACCAGCAGGGCAATGAGTGGCAGCTGCCCTCGCCTCTGACCATCCCGACCGGCGGCTCCATCGTCGTCACCGCGGTCTGCCTTACCCCAGGTCCCGTGTCGGCGGCCATCGGCACGATTAACATCCCGTCGACGCCGACCGCTGGCTGGAACACCGTCACCAACGCGGCCGCTGTGCCGGCGAGCGCGTCGCAATCCGGGCAGGCGGTCGAGACCGACTCCGACTTCCGCGGCCGCATCGCGATCTCGACGGGACTTCGCTCGCTCACCACCTTGGACGCCACCATCGCGGCCATCGCGGCCGTCGACGGAGTCACCCGCTACAACGTCCTCGAGAATTTCACCGGCTCAAACGCCACCATGGACGGTATCACCGTCAACGCTCACTCCATCGCGGTGATTGTCGAAGGCGGCGTGGCCGAGGAGGTGGCGCTGGCGATCTATTACAACCGCGGCATCGGCTGCGGCATGAACGCTGGCGTGACGGGATTCAACGCGACGTCGATCACCGACCCGGTGACCGGCTACACCATGAACGTCTACTTTTCGCTGCCGACCTACCGGCCGGTGTTCACATCGCTCACCGTCAACGCGTTCGCCGGATACACCAGCGCGACGCGGACCGCCATCCAGACGGCGATCACGAATTACCTCAATAGCCTGCAGATTGGCGAAAACGTCAGCCTGGCCGCGCTCTATGCGGTGGCGATGAGCGTCAATCCGAACATCTCCGTGCCCCTGTTTTCGATCACCGCGTTCACGCTCGGCTTCTCCGCAAGTCCGACCGGGACCGCCGATCTGAATCTCAACGGCAATCAGGTCGCGCAGGGCGTCACCGCTGACTGCGTCATCACCCCATAGGAGCCGAGCATGCCAGCGAGTGTTGGATACGGGCAGGGCGGCTTCGGAGCGGGCGGGTTTGGCGGCTACACGGCCGCCCAGCCGATCAGCTTCTATCTGGCGCTCATCACGTCGGAATATCAGGAGTCGGACGAATTCATGGCCTGGCTGCAGGCTGTGCTGCAGATCGCGGACGACGCGTCGAACTGCGTCGCCCAGATCACGGACGCCTTCAATCCGACGCTAGCGGTCGGCGCGCAGCTGGACATCATCGGCAACAACGTCGGCGTCGGCCGGACGGTCGGCTTCCAGCCGAGCTACGGCGTCTCGCCCACTCTCGATGACGACACCTACCGGCTGCTCATTCAGTCCAAGATCGCGGAGAACGACTGGAACGGCACCATCGACGGGCTGCAGTCCATCTGGCAGACGCTGTTCCCGGGCGGCAATATCCTGATCATCGACAACCAGAATATGAGCGCGGACATTACGGTGACCGGCGCCTTCACGAGCATCATTCAGGACCTCATCGTCAACGGCTACATTGTGCCGCGACCCGAGGGCGTCCAGTACACCTACACCATCGGCGACCTTCCGTTCTTCGGCTTCGACCAGCTCTACGACTCGGAAGCTGCGGAATTCATCATTGACGGCTTTGACACCGGCAAGTGGAGCTAGCGGCGAGGGAAGTTGTTGCGGTAGTAGCCCGCCTGAACGCCGCTGGCGAATTTGTACTCCTTGTTTCGATAGCTGCGAATCCGGCTCTGCTGGTAAAGCACCCGGTTCGCTAGTTTTACCGCGACGCATTTCCAGCAGTTGTCGTTGTCGCAGGTCTCGTTGAAGTGGGAAGCCAGTTCCTCGACGCGGCTCTGGCTGATGGAATTAACGACGTGTGCCATGGTGCCCCCTCACTTTGAAACAACAGCATAGAGCAACGACTAGGAGCCAATAATGGCGAGCAACAATTTCCTCCAGTGGAATCCGGGGCAGGTCAATCAGGAATCAGACTCGGCGTATGCGGCCGATTCCACGCGCTCTGGCGGCGCGGCGACCTCCTCCTTGTTTGCCAGCATCCTGGCAAACAAGGCGTTTTACCAGTGGTCCACCTTCGTCTACTGCTTCACGCAGATGATGGCGAACAAGGGCTTCGCGATGAGCGATGCTGTCCCCGCGACGCTGATCGCGCAGCTGGCCAACGTCATCACGACGGCCGACCAGCCGGTGTACGACACGCCAACCTTCTCCTCGGCGATGGCGCTCAACGCATCCGGCGTCGCAGGTTTCTTTATCGGCCCCATGACCTCGAATTGCTCGCTGACCCTCAGCGGGCTGTCGGAGTGGAACGAAGTGGAGTTCATGTTTGAGCAGAACGCGACCGGCAACTTTGCGGTGGCCTTCCCGTCGAACATGGTCGGCTTCGCCCAGCCCGACGGAACCCCCAACTCGATCACCTTCCAAAAGGGGAAGGTGTACCCT